TTGAAAAATCTAGTCAATGGCGAGAACCGTGATAATCCACGCTGTGGCCTCAACAAGGTCAGTTACAGCCTCTCCTACTACTGCCAATGGTAGGGGACGTGCGAGCAGGAAATGCACGAAAAACAATGCTGCCGTGGAGTCCTCAAGGCCACGTAAACTGCAGAGGACTGCTCCCATTAAGACCGGGACGAGGGATAATAGGTCTTATGCTCAAGTGGTGATGGAAAATTGTCACCACTCCCATCAATCCAAAGCGCGCTCGAGCGAAAAATTTGTGGCTGCTAAGAAGGTAGCCCGGCCCTCTGTGGCCGTCCCATCAAAATTGACAACTGGGAACAAATTTGATGTTCTTGGCTTTGAGCGCCATGCAATTGACCGCGCTGTCGCTACAAGCGTGCCCACCAAATCCGTTCAGGAGGTGGTATCTGTGCAGAAAGGCACACAGTACGTGGTCAACCATACTGGACACAGTTACGGCTGCTCCCGAAAGGGTAATTACGCAAGCACCTCTTACAGGTGCTGTGCAAAAGTTGTTGAGGAGCCCGTAATGGAAAAGAAGACAGTCTTCACAGACGTCCCAGATGAGGCGGCTGAATTACTCCGACAGGAGTTCTTGGCCAAGATGCCTCAGCTGGGACACAGTGTGACACTGTGTCCGGTTGGAGTAGACACTCTTGCTTGGGGCAATTGCTCCGAGTTAGATTCCGCTGTGGCTGCAAAGCCCGCTTGGTTCGGTGTTCCGGTCAAGCAGCAGCGGAAGAAGATGTCGCGGAGAGATCTGCGAAATCTTCTGTCTGCTTTGCGTCTCGCCCGCACGACTGTTAACAAATCGTGCTCATTGGGTGACGCCTTCATGTGGGCCTGGCGAACGCTAGGCTTTGGTGGTGCAGCACCCCTCCCTGATCTTAAAGGGTGGGAGCTCTCTCATCGAGAGGAGAGAGCAGCTGCGCCCCTCCACATGTATGTGCTAGTCATACGGTGCGGGGGAGTGGGTTTTTCCCTATGGACTGGCTGCTTTGATGCGCCTGGAAAATTCATACCAGCAATGGTATTCCATGGGTTTTTATTGCCCTTGAGTTATAGTTGGCAAAGTTTGGAGGTTTAGAACTTTTCATATCAATGCAAATCAATTTGCATCCAAACTTAAAAAAAAAAAAAAAAAAAA